CCCGGCGCCGCCAAAAGGCCTGGCACTAAGCTAAACTTAGGATAAATCATATCGATAAGTTCGAGGCCCGTTGCCGCGTCATCGCTGCCAACGCCGCCGATGATATCGGTGTCTTTAACCAGGGTTGCATCAACTGCGTCATAAGCGACGTATACCGACGTGGCACTGGCCAGCGCGCCGTCTTTCAGGAGCGTGATCATGACGTTGCCGTCGTCATCATAGGCCGCGGTGTAATCCGTGCCGGCTTTAGCCGCGGTCCCGGAAGACGACGCCGATACCGTCAAAGTACTCAGGATGACGTCGTCGGTAATGGTTGCGGTCTTATTGGCTACCGTTACGGACTTACTGGCCACGGATTTCTTATGCTTTGCCGGGTTCAAAACGTTGATAAATACTACCGGAGCCACTGCAAACAGCTTGAATTCGGCATACATGGCTTCACAGAGGGAGTATTTATCCCAGTTTTCGTGATAGCCTAAGTATTTGACCGCCTCTGTCCAGCTGTAGCAGATGACGGGTTCATTGATTTTCGGGTCACTGGCCAAATGGACCGGTGCTGTACCAATGACAACGGGAAGGCCTGCGGTCGTCTGCGCCGTAGCGACGACGGCCGTATCAATCTCAGATGTCTTGATACCGTGGAAAAATGCCATATCTATTTACCCCCTTTACGTCTGCTGACCGCGGCCTGGTAAAAGGTATAGAGCGCGGTCCCTTTTGTCTGCACGTCGGTCATTGCCTGATTCAGCTCTGCCGGTGTCACAAACAGATGCTTTAATACGTCATCAGATGCTTCCGGGTCCGGGATGCCGTTCGCAAAAATCATGCAATGGTTCAGCCTGGAATCGCGGAAGCCAGGGCCGATATAAATAACCGGGCCTGTATATTTCGCGGCGCCGGTGCTGACTGCTGCCGGCGCTGTCTTATTCGTGTCGTCCATGTTCAGGTCCTCCTAATAAAAACGGGTCAATGCTGGCTGGCTGCGGGATATGTACTTCAAAGTCAATCCGGGCCCACCATTGAGGATAGGGCTGGTCGTCGGGTACCGAGGTTTCCATGGTACCGTTCTTGACGTCGTACTTATTGCATACCGGATTTGCACCCAGCAGGCAAAAGCGGATATATTCGAGCATGTGGAAAAGCTCATCGGCCCCGTGAATCATATCCGGGTCCCGTGTCACCACGGAAATCACCACAGATACAACAGACTCATCGACCCGGTCTACTACGCCCGCATAACCGACGACGACAGCCGGGCATAACTTTTCCTTTGCTTCCGGCGTCATCGCCCTGGGCAGGAATCCTGTAAAGCATTTGATGGCCTTGCCGTCTATGGTTTGGCCGCTGTAGGCCCTCATTTTGCCCGTCAGGAATGTTTGTAAATCGTCCAATACGTCGAGCGGCGTCATTTAACCACCTGCCAATCGTTCCAGCTCATGCATAAGCCTCTTTTCGTACATTGCCATGCCTTCATCGGTCATCCTGGCCACGACGGCAGGATTGCCGTACAGCTGAGGCACAGCAGGCCCAAACAGCCCCGTTACCGGATGACGCGGCCGCCCTTCACGGGCGACAAAGCCGCGCCCGGGCATATCAAAGGACCTCGGCACGATGGAGCTGCTGCCCTTTTTAATGGATACAAAGATGCCCTTACGGCGCCGGGCCGCTTTGTACTTCGTTACTGGTTCTTCCGGACCTCTGATGTGCAGTGTCGTGCCAAATGCCTCGGTACTAAACGACGTTGCACTTTTCAGGTCCCCGGCCTTGATGGTGTAGGTGTTGCGAATTTCCTGCGCGCCCGCTTTACGGGCTGTCACAGCCGCGCGGCGGGATGCCTGCTTGATAGCTGTCGACAATTTCCTGCCGCCGATAAATCGTTGCAGCACCCGTTCTACATGCCGTACGTTCGACTCGTTCAATTCGATACTAATCAAGCGCATCACCTCCGTCTACGCTACTTCTGCATGCAATTCAATCGTCAGGATTCCCATGTCATCAATGACACTGTCGACGATACAGATAATACCGTCCAAGTCAAAACGCTGATCATACACCGGCACGGCCGATAAGTCGGCCTTGCGGCAGTGCACAATATAAAGATTCCCCTCCAAGCCGTTATAAACGCCGTACTCTTTACCGGTAATCCACCGTTCCTGACTTGTCGGGGACTCGACGATTGCTTTTACCGTGTCGCCGTTCAGGTCGTGTTCATCGGCAAATTCGTCAGAATTGATAAAGGTATCGAGGTCCGCGGCCACTTGATCCTTGAAAGTAACCTTTTTCTCAGCGGCGCCGCTGTCCTGGGCTTCATCCTGCTGGAATATGGCCAGTTCAGCAGCTATCCGCTCATCACGGCGGCTCATTTTTTCCGCAGTTTTTCAGCATCTACCGGCGGCAGGCCGTTTTCCGCGGATGCGGCCGGTGCTGCCGGCGCCGCTGGTGTTTCATCAGCGGCGGGTGCATCGACGGCGGCGAATTCTTTCGGCGAATGCTGAATCAAATCAGCAGCGACGTCGTCCGGAAGATCTGCGACGCTGCCGGCGCTGTATTTCACGCCGTCATGGCAAAGAGAAAACTTTTTAACTAAAATTTTCATGCTGTCGCCTCCTATTTGACCTTGATGACAGCCCAATCGTCGAGGAATTCCGGGCAAAGAACGCAGCGGCTGGACATGACGAGCGTGCTGACGTCGTTATCCATATCCGGGATGATTTTCGGGACGTATGCATTGCCCGGGTACGAATGGAACTGACCATCGGATTCGATCTGTGTAACAGCCCCAAAGAGGCGCTTGCCACGGCCAGGGATGCCGAGGATGAGATAGTCATCCGGGATATACGGTACGAATTCGCCCTTTTCATTGAGATAGCCGCCGTCGTAGGCGTAGACTTCAAGAGACAGCGCCGAGATGTAGCCGACACGGAGCAATTCCGGGCGGACAAACTGCGGCTGAATGCTCATCAGGGCCATGTTGTCACGGCTCGGGATCATCATCGATTCGCGCAGTTTCGTGTTATTGACGATGTACTTGGCAACCGTACTGGAGCAAATCGCCATTGTCGGGACCATACCCGCAGCACGGCGGATTTTCTGAGATGCGGTGTCCAAATCAGACAGGATATCCGCTGTCGAGTTATCCCACGTACTGGACCCGGACAGCGTCGTTTTGTTCGTGAATTCCGGGAAAGAAATAGTGTCGACGTGTGCAATGCTGCCGTCATCGGCAAAACCTTCTACATCGTATTCGCCGTTGATCAGCAGTTGTGCTGCCATCCATTCCTGACGGCGGATGCACATATCGATGAGCTCCGTCAGGTCATGGGCGCGGATTTCAGCGGCCCGTTCTTCCGGTGTCTTCGTGCTGTATTCCGATTCGCCAAAGCCGCGGATAAGGATGTCCGCCGGTTCGATGTTGCGTTTCGGGCGCATCAGCGGTGCCTTATACGAGCGAATCGTGGACCCTGTACGGGCCATATTGACGCCCTTGCCGCCGGGAACGACGAACGGCGCCATCAGGCGGCCGCCTTTTCTAAATTCCATGTCGACGACTTCCGTGGAAAAGGTCTGCATGTTAGGGAAGAAAACATCTACTAAGGTAGTAGTCGGTGTAAACGAACGCTCAACTGCCCCCAGGAGCGTCCGGGTATCATCAAAACTCATGGTTGCCTCCTTTAGCCTTTCAGGCTGGTAAGATAAATACCGGCGCTGCGCAGTTCGGCTTCATGCGCACCGATGGCGTCGCCGTCAGCGACTACGATTTTTTCGCGGTTGAATTCGCCTTTGACATATACCGCCGCTACAGTATCCGTAGCATCTACCGACGCCGCTAAAATGGCATTCGCCGTAGCAGCATTTGCCGTTGCGGCAGCCGTGCCGTCGGTAATCGTGAGAAGTGTACCACGGGCCATTGCAGTCCCTGCCGCCACTTTTACGTTATGCATCACGACAGCTACATTCGTACCGCCGATAAGGTCGTCATAGTGTACACCTGTCGATGTAGTTACCAATTCCGCCATTAGCGTTTACCCCCTTTGCTGCTGCCCATTGCCTGGGCAATCATATCCATGACTTTGTCGTCTTCGGCTTTGCTGTCATCAACAGCGCCCGGCGTGATGCCGTCCGTGCCGCCTTCTTTCGACTCGGCCTGCATGTCCTGCAACTGTGTCTGCGCGGCGCTCTTGACGCCCTGGACAGCGGCTACATAATCGCGGACATCATCGGCCGTCTGGCCGTTGCGTTTTGCTGTGCTGATGATAGCTGCTACCGCCGGATTGCCGTCCGCCATGGCGTCGAGGTCAGCCATACGCTGACGTTCCTGGGCTACTGCTTCTGCGGCGATGGCTTTTGCATCTACTGCCGGAGCCGATACCGTCGGCGCTGCTGCCGGTGCCGGCTGCGGCGCGGTCGTGTCATTGATTCGCAGGCCCAGTGCATCCAAGATTTCTTCTAATTTAGATTTACTCAAGACTTCCGCCCCCTTCTTTTCGTCCTGGGCATTCACGCAATGCGCCAGGCCCTTCCTGTTTTTATAATTCGTAATGTCGATTTTCAGCGAATTTACAATCAAATTGTTCCCGTCGAGTACCGAATTAATGCGGCCGTCGACGGCATCGGCGAGCCCCATGTCGACGCACTCCTGCGCCGTCAGCCACGTTTCCGCATCCATCATCTGCTCGATTTGCGCCTGATCCACGCATACCCGCTTCATGTACGCCGCGATAATCGACTGACGTACAGCCCGCAGAGCGTTCGCGTATTTGTCGAGGTCATCCGCTGTATAGTGGTCGTCCAGCCCCATAGCCGGGTTATGAATCATCATCATGGAATTCGTCGGCATCGTAATGTGCGCGCCCGCCATAGCGATGATGGTTGCCGCGGAAGCGGCGATACCGTCAATGATGACGTCGACATTCCCGGCGTAGGCAATCAGCTGATTATGGATTGCATGCGCCGCGAAAACGTCGCCGCCCGGAGAATTGATATGGACAGTAACGTCTTTACCGCCCAGGGCTTTCAAGTCATCCGAGAATTGCACGGCGTCGACAGAGTCATCCCACCACGACGCATTGGAGACAATCGGCCCATAGATGTACAATTCGGCAGCGCCGTTGTTGGTACTGTCTTGAAAATTCCAGAAGTGTTTCATCCTGTATCACCTCCTCCGCCGTCGCCGGCATCCGTGTTATCGGCCTTCGGGTACTGCATGCCCTTAGTGGTCCATACGGCGCGCTCTGCGGCGATCTGGTCAACGTTATCATCATAATTCGTGCCCGTAAGCTCGGCAGCCTCTCTTTCGGCCGTCGAAAATCCGTATTTGACGCGCAATGCCGCGCCGTTTACCTCTTTGACCGGGTCCAGCATACCCATAACCGGGCCATACCAGTTCGCCCCGGCCCAGGCCTTAGTAATCAGTGGATCCGTGCCGAATCCCGGCGCCTGGACGCGCCCTAAAGCGATAGCCTCTGTCAGCCAGGCCTCATAGACGGGCTGGCAGAAGTCGCGGGCAAACCAAATGCGCCGCGTACGGAACATAGCTGCCGCCTGCAAGAGCGCCCCGCGGGCGGCGCTGTACGACGACTGGAATCGATTCATCAGCACCTCAGACGGGATACCCAAAGACGCCCCGATTTGTGCAATCAGGGAATTCGTAAAGGCTTCAAACGTGGACTGCGTCCGGCTGCCGTCGATAGCTTTTACATCGACGCCGCTCGGCAGCAGGTTCAAGGTCCCTGGGCCGATTTCCACGCGCCGCAGGTCATCCGGGTCAATCTGTTCTCCTGGCCCGTATGTCTCGCTCAGGACGTCGCCCATGTCGTTTGTCGTACCGCTCGACGTAAAGAAGAGCGTGAAAAACGACTTGATAATCGCCGCGGACAATTCCGCATTAGTATATCTGCTGACCTGCTTCAAAACCTCAATCGCCGGCGCCAGATATGGCACGCCGCGATACTGTTCCGGGCGCTCTTCATGCGAAATTTGCAGGACTAAGGGCCGGCCTGTGCGTCGGCCAAAGGCCTCGACACGGGACCAGCGCAGGGCCTGCGAATTGTTCGTAGGGTCATACGGCACTCGGTTAGCAATCCAATATGCCACGACGGCCCCATCGGCATCGATTTCCACGCCGTTAATAATCCGGTTATTTGTTTTCGGGTTATAACATTCGACGGTCATGCTGTCCGTGTTGCTGTAAGCCTGCATAGCGCCTGGGTTACATACCCGGGACGCCTCGAACAGTTGGACCCGTGTCGAGTACAGGCCGCCCGGCGCCGGCTTGCGGTACTTGATAGCCGCCCATGCATCGCCGTCCACCAGGTACGACAGATAGGCGATGTCCTGCATGTCGTAAAATGAATGCTTTTTATACAGGTCGCACTGGACCGAATCCGCCCATAAGCTGAATTCCCGCTGCGTGTGCCGCTGCCATGCTTTAGCCTCGTCGGCAGTCATGCCCAGGAGCTTGTAGTCAATCTTAGGGATCACCTGCAAGCCCGCGCCGATGACGTTCGCCCGATTCGTGTTGATAGCGCTGGCCCCAATCGGCGAATTGATATACATATCCGAGGACCGGTTGCGCAGCGTGCTTAAATTAGCATCGATGTCAGCGCGCGGCGACGACTTCATCGGGTTGTACCCGCGCAGTGCCTGCCTGGAACGGCTGGCGGCGCCGTCGCTATAGCCTGTATTCGTAATTTTCGTATTGACGCCGCCTGTCGGCTGCCTTGCGTTGCGTTTCTTTCGTTTTTTGCTCATTGCAGCCTCCTAGTCACGTAGTACCACCTGCCGGGACCGGGATCCCGTTCGTGCGGCGCCGTCAACCGTTGCGCCGGCGGATATCAATCTGCTGATGACGCTCTGTATCTCGGCCAAATCGGCGCGGGTAAGCGTGCGGTTGCCGATTTTATACGACTGACCGCCCGTCAGGATAGCCGTTTCCGCTGCAATGTACTGTTTTAGTCGTGCATTCAGTAATTCGTTCATCCTATCCCCCTCTTAATCACGCCGAATCGAGGCCGCTTACGCGGACCTGTTGGCCGTTTTTCGTCTGTCTGTGTTCCTGTCATCAGTGCTTTCAGCTTGGAAAAGTCCGGAGAAATGGACGCCAGGCAGGCTAAATTATAGACTCGTAAATCGAGCGGTTCGTTTCGATGGTCCTTGGCGATGTTTACCCAGCGGTATACAATGCGGCCGTTCTTCTTTTGCGGTTGTTTTTCTTCTGCTGTCAGGCCTTGGAAATAGATTTCGTCATAGCCCCGGTTCCACAGCACCTCATTAACCGCATCCTGCTCTGGCTTATCGAGCGGAAAATGGAAATACCGCGGCCCCGGCACATCGATGGCCAGGCGGTCCATAATATACTGCTTGCCGCTGTCCGTGCCGATGAGCACCAGCGGAATAGTCCGCCCGTGATAGGCCTGGGCCTTGCTGTACTTATGGATAATCGGCACGCCCATCGTCGACGAGCCGCGGACAGCAAAGCGCTGCCGCGCCAAATGCATGAGGCTGTAGTTATAAACCTCGCTAGTGTAGTGACCGCCGGAGTCGATGAACGTCCGGGCCACCAGCAGCCCTGTACCGTCGGCAAAGTGGTATTCGCGGTCAAGCTGTTCGTCCAACTGCCGCCATACCGCCGCCGTATCCGGCGCGCCTAAGATAATGCCCTTCTTGATGCCCCAGCACTCCTCCTCTTCGCCCCATCCGACGATTTCATATTCGAGGCGGTTATCCTGGACATCGACGGCCGCTGTCAGAATCAGCACGCCGTCGGGAAGTTCCGCGTTGTATGGCTCCCGGCGGGCCAGGAGCTTATCGACATTATCATAACTGCGGGCCCGTTCGTAAGGTTCACCGAATCGGGTATTGACGACTACCTTTTCTCGTTCCGGGTCCCCTTTGGCGTCTACCCATTCCTGCATGACATCGGCCCATGAAATCCACGGCGATGCCCAGCAATTCACGAAAAAACTGCGGACGTGATTCCTGATAGCCGTCGGATTTTTGGCGACGTACTTCTGCGGCTGCCGCCGCATCTCATTTTCGGAGAACGTAAAGCCGCAATCCGGGCAGCGCCAGGATACAGATTTGACATGGATATGTTCTTTTTTCCGGCCGTCTTTGACCGTTTCGGTATCCATGACCATGTTCCTGTGCGTCAATAAATGGAATTCGCTGCAATTCGGGCATCGATGCTGCCATTCCTCCTGCGTCCCTTCCATGTACTCGACTTCGATACGGGATTCGCCGGCATTCGTTGGCGTCGAAAACAGCCCCATCGTGCGGTCCCAGAACGTCGTCATACGTTTGGCGGCCAAATCTACCGGGTCCCCTTCGGTACCTGCCGAGTCAGGGAAGCGGTCCACTTCATCGGCCAGCAGGATTTTGATAGGACGCGATGCTAGTCCTGCCGGTGAATTCGCGCCGCCCATGATGAGGCGGCCGCCCGGAAAGAGCTTACTAAGAATCGTGTTGCCTGATTCACGGCTTTTGACGTCCTGGAAAATATCCCGCAGAACTTTCGTATCGCGGATCATCGGTGCAATTCGTGATTTAGAATAGTCCTGGGCCATGTCTACCGTCGGCTGTATCATCAAAATAGGCGCCGGCGCCAAATGAGCAAAACGCCCGATGACGTTGTTCATGATGTCCGACTTGCCTATCTGGCTGCATGACATGACGACGACGCGGCGGACGTCTAAATCCGTGAACGCATCCATGATAGCCCGCTGATAAGGCGCCCGGTCCGTACGCCAGCGGCCCGGCTCTGCCGACGACTCACTGGACAGCATGCGGTATTGGTCCGCCCAGTCCGATACCGTGAGATTCGGCAGCGGCCGCAGGGACCGTGCGGCGATACGCTGGAAAAGTCTAACTGTCTTCTTTTCCATCGTCGTCATCCCTCCCTGCGAACATTTCCGGGCGATAGTCGGACAGCTCCGTCAAGCGCGATTGAATTTCATCAGTCAAGGCGCTCATGATATGCGCCTCATCCTGCCCTGCAAGGACCGGCGCCATTTTCGCCGGGATGCTGAGCAGCTGGGACCGCAGATTCGTCAACATATCGGTCATGACGAATTCGACGTCCTTTGCCTCATGGACCTCATTATTCCGCTTGGCCAGTTCCAATTCAGCGAGGCGGCGTTTTGCCGCTTCATGCATCGCCTTTTCGCGGCCGTAGTCGACATCCTCCTGCGACGTGTACTTGTATTTAAAGTAGGCGTCGATGTTAGACGGCAGATCATATCGGTTTTCCTCGTCACGGGTCAGCACATGCATGCCCGCCAGTTGATTCACGCGCCGCGATGTAATCCGCAACAGCTCCGCCAAATCCTGGGCCGATCCCATTATCGCTTTACGTGTACGTCTAGCCAATACACTCACCTGCCAAATGTCCATTTAAGAAGGAAGAGGGCCAAAAAATCAAAAAAACTAACCATTTTTCGGGGTGCGAGAGCGCCGC